CCCGTGCTGGCTCTTACCGAGCCAGCGCCCTCCCCCCTAAAGGAGGAGGGTACCGATCCACCCCCAAACTCAATACGGGGTGGACCATCCAAGCTTGGTGCTGACGGACTTGGAACGTCCAGAACGCATCAAGTGCTCATCGTCGACTGGCAAATCGGCGAACAGCTTGCGCCAGTTGGGCCCGGCTTCATTGGGCCCACCAGAACTGGCTAGAGCTGACAAAGTAAGCACCTTCATCAGGGCACCCTCATCCTCAAGAATATCAACAGGAGGACGAGCAACCACGCGAAGACCCTTGACAAGGGGCCGATGCATGGTGAGGCACAGCTTCTGGGTTTCATACCCCATATAGCTGTTGCGCCCTAGAATGGGAGACGTAGGCAACACGGTGGGGAAGGGGATTAACCCCCCCAACTCCATGTCAAGCCACGCCGCTGACCGCCACATACCAGCGAAATAAAGCTGGTTGCGGAAATCCACAGCGCTTACGATCTCCTCTGCGTCTGCCCGGCGGGCAGGGAATACACGACGCATACGCGTGATAGAAACATCCACGCCGTCGTAGTAGTCCTTGCCGCAACTCTCTCTGAACTTGCCAGACCAGAAAGACTTGCTAGCGTTAACCTTGAGCCCAAAAGACTCGAGTACCGCTATCACCGAGTACACATAGTCGACGGGGATAATGATATCGTCCCCATAGACGCGCACCTTACCCTGGAAATGTTTCACGTCTTCCAGGGTGACGGGTCTGCCCAGCCTTTCTTCAATCCCCACGAACACCATGGTCATAAAAACCATGGACTCGAAAGGGAAAGTTAGGGCTGAACCCATAGACGCGAACTTGGCTAGGCGAATTACGCCATGGCCAGGCACATCAGCCTTCCGGGACCGACACGAATCAACCGCGGCGTTAAGCCAGGGGTGATTACGTAACAGGCCTCGTACATGCTGATTTGAGACGCGGTCGGACGCTTCGCTGAGATCCAGCGTTGCGAGGGCTCCATTCCGAGAGCCCTGATGAGCAAGGTGCTGATTAGGCACCTGGCTTGCCCATCCGATAAGGCTTGACGCGATGTCATCTGCGTCGACTGCCTTCCTGAGCTCACCCAGGAGTCCTTGCTGCACATATTGCATGCAGCTTGGCTCAAGGGCAATGATTCGGGGCGACTTGTGCGTCTTAGGCACGTCAACGACCCGGGAGGGTCGTTCCGCACCAGGTTCGAGGAGTCGCACGTCGGAGAGACTTTGAAAGTGTCTCCAACTGGAAGCAAGATGCTCCCCATAAGGGAACAGATGTTCCAGTCGCTGGGTCCACTCGCGTTGGCGCCATTTACCGTTTCCGGTGAGGCGTTCGGCGGTTGAACCCGGTCCGTGCTTGGAGATGGTCGATCCGTTGAAGACAGATTCATCCACAACGGAGAAAACAGAGCTCCAAAGCAGAGTGCTGATGCGGAGATAACGCCTAACCCTTTCAGGGTCGGCGACCGCATCAGCTTCACGTACTTCCTTCTCACACTCGATGTATCCATCGATGGCACCTTTCCGCCGTGCATCACTGCACCGCAGGGATATCTTGGCAAACATCAGCGTGAGCTGACGTACCGCCCAGATACATACCACTGACGGCTGCTCGAGGAGCAAACCAGTACTGCGATCGAACACCTGCTCAAGGAAACCCCGTAGAAACAAGGGGAGACCCCCAGATGACCGGCGAAAGCCGGAAAACTGGTCGGGAGCAACGAACCCTTGGTCGAGAGCCTTTTCGAGGTCTCGGCCGAAGGTAGGTAGGCACAGAGTAAGAAACTCCATGCCCTCGTGTTCGAACCGCTCCGTGACGGTTTTGTAATCACGGATGGTGCTTGTGTCACACCACGTCCCCAGATCTTCGAGGACGTTCTGCACGAACGACATCAGGCTTTTCACTGGTCCCGCCCTTCTATGAAGGTGGTGGCCAGATCCCTTGCCAGCATGTCCAAATCAGGAGAACAGGGCGACTTATTCATATGCGCCCTGCCTCCCGGCCGCTGAATGTACTCTGCTCAGCGGATCAGTTCTCACCACCAAGATACTTGGTGATGTTGGCACCGGAGGTAGCCTGCAGATTGGCCAGGAAGCCGTCAATGACGGCCTTCTGCTCCGCAACCGAATATCCCACCGGAGGCACGTCCACGACCATGTAAAAACTCATGGAGTAGGGCGTATTCTGGGATGGGAACAACGGGTCAGGAGTCACCTTGCGGTGCACGATCTTGATCGTTCTCCGGACACGCTTGCCATTGGCATGCGCAACCGAGATTGCGATATTTCCGTCGGCCGTTGTGAATTGGCCAGTGGACTCGCCCGAACTCGTCCGCGGTAGAGAAACCGCGGACGCGGGTGCGATCGTGACTGACTGTGGATCTGTGAACATGTTGGCGCCGTCCTAGCAGGATCTGGATGAGACCCGACGTGTTGTCGAGCCACTTTGCTTCCCCCCACGAAGAACTCATGGGAGGATTCCGGGTGCCCTAGTTAAACCAAGGGCGCCCAGGATGGCCCACTGCCGACCTGTAAAGGTGGCAGGATTCGAGCCGAAGCCGTAAGGAGTCGCCCTCGTCCTCACTTTCCGCACAGTGCGGTAGTTCGTGACGAAGGACCTGGCACCAAGGCCGTCAATAAGGCCAGGGTGTGCAAGCGTACAGGTATGATCTGTCGTTGTTTCTGACATCAGATACCCATACCTGAGGACAAGCCCGTCTGATGAAAGCTGGGTGGCGTTGGCGATGTTCGTGCCAACGTTCCCGTACCAATCAGCGAGCCAACTCCACGGAGCGAGATTCCAAACCACCTCGGGTGTTACCCGAGTCCCGAAGAGAAGATTTGCTTTCTCTTCGAGCACCTTAATCTGCGACAAGTCCTTTTCGGACAAGCCGGAGAAATAGGTGTAGGCACCGGAGAACCACACACGAGAGTGTGTGATAACCTCTTCGGTAAGGATCCCGCTTGGCGTTCCACCAACAAACGCACTCCGAAACGCGGCATTATTCTGCTGGGCGGGAATTACCTGCCCAGGGCCGGTACGGGTGTTGATCGTTGTGGTGGATTCAAACTCGACCCTTCTCCGGACAGATTTACCGGAGTTCCTCTCAAAATCCGCGAGCAGTTTTGAATGCTTACGGACAGAGGATGCAGCCTGGCGTAAATCATTGAGCAAAGGCGCCCAGCCAAACACGGCGTTGAGGTATTCCGACCCAGATGAACGGGCCAGTTTAGCCTTCGCGCGTGTCAGCTCGGCACCTATCAGATGAGGGAAACCCTCTCTCTGAAGCTCGGCCAGACCAACTGCAAGGTTCGCATGTGGACTGTTGGGAGTCGTCCGTTTGATCGCAGCAGGACCGTAATACCCAAGATCTGGGGTGGTCCCCGCGACATATGGATTCCCAAGGGTATAGTACGCGGGGTCAGGAAACACCGGCCCAACGTACGAATACCCGGCATTGGCGCCACTCCCCAAAAGGGAGTAGTTAGCCCATTCGAACGATTGTTTCATCGTGTCGAAAGTATGCCCATTGTCACGGATTTGGGAGAGTCGCTGACCGCTATCCCACAGGGCCCCGGAATGGGCCCCTGTGATCTGCTGGCGCAGCTTCTCTTCCAGTTCTGGATCCGTGGCAGAGTCCACATCACCATGAGTTCTCCAACTCGTGGTGGTTTGAGATGGTGCTACACTACCCGGAAATGCATCCTTTAACAGGATCGTCGTCGCACCATTACGGTACGTTGACGGGGACGAACGCCTAGGCGTCTTCCGCGATTGGGTGATGTACACCATTGGAGTATCCTTCGGAATTGAGTGACACCGTCGCGTCTACACTGTAGCGGCGGTGAGTGACAAGGGAGTGGTTACCCTTGTA